ATGGATTAGGCTTGCTTTCCCAAGTTCCAGACTCTGGCGTAAACCCAAACGCTCGGTAGAACGGCAAAGATTCAGGTTCTGGAAAGGTAATTGCTAACCTTGATACCTTATCGGCATCAGCAACTGCCTCTATTGCTGCATACATAAGCGCGCTGCCAGTTCCTGCAACACTCTGGGATGATCCAAACATTGTTGCTTCCCATTCTCCTGAGTTGAATGACCCAGCGAGCACGCCAACAATAGTTCCGCGCTCCCCGCCCGTTGTGGCAATAAATGTTCCACCGCCGCTTGCCCTGTCCAGAGCCGTAGCCATGTGACTGTATCCAGAGGCAATGGATAACAACTTGTCTTGCTCTTCCTGAGAAGAAGCGTCTTGCGCGCGCAACTCGTACTCATCTGCTGATGCACGAGCAGACTCTGCTTCTCTAAATAGCCAATCGCTTGTTGCTTCTTGTTCTGGGGTTTCCGCATAAGAGTACGATCCAGTTACGCCAGCATTAGGAAGAATGGGCAACCGCGTTACTACGCCGCCAGCATTCTTGAACTGGGAAATGTTTTCGGCTATCCGCGCGGCTACTTGCGGCTCAGAGGCTTCGCTTGGGCTTCCAATTTTGTATTTAGGCACATCTGACAATGCGTTAATTCCAAGCCATGCTTGTGGACCAGACTTTTCTGTATTCGCAGAAGCCCAGTTGCCGTGCTCGGATTGGTCATGATCGGCGTGTTTTACGGATTTGGTTGGAGGAACAAGGCGTGCGTAGATTTTTAAGCCGTCTGTCTCCGTTGGTCCAAAGTCTCTGTTCCAATCTCTTTGCTCAACTCGGTCAATGATTAACTGAGAGTTAGGCATTAGCGTTACTTCGCGCTCAATGTTGCCCCAGCCATCTAGCCCAGTAAAGTTGTCAAAGTCAACAACGGGAGTTCCAGCAGGCACTTCAATTTGCATTTGCACTGGGTATCCATGAAAGAACTGTGCAGGGCGATCCCCCTTTCCCGTTGACATAAAGCCTTTGTCTTCGTAAATCTGCCCAGCAGCAATCCCCTCAACGGCAAACAAAGGCATCATGCGCGTTACCGTCATTGGTTCAGTAGTCGGGAGCGCCAATGACTTAACCGCGTCAATTCGGTCTTTAGTCCAATCGTCTCCTTCTTGTGTTCCTCGCAAGAAACGGTTTATTTCCCCGTACCCTCCGCCTTTGTAAGATTCCAGCGCAACAATTTCCATGTATGTGACTTCGCGACCAAGGTTTCTGCTGCCTGAACGCCGCCCTGACTCCCTGCGCTCTGGGTCTCCATAGCGGTCCGTATGCTCGCCCATACGCGCGCGCGAGGCAGCGGAGCGTGGCTTTCCCGTGTACTGCCCGTCAGAGCCACCCGTCGCCCAGTTTCCGTGCTCGGACTGATCGTGGTCAGCGTGTTTAAGAGATTTAACTGCAACCTGTGGCAAGCCCATGTCGGCAGCGAACTGCTTGGATGATTCAAGGATTTCAAGGATGTCTTGGTCTACGCGGACTACGGGAATCTTCATGTCGGTCTCTGGGTCGTCAATGCCGTCGTGCTCAAGGGCAACTTTCGCTGCCCAGCGGTGATGCCCGTCCACGATGTACCCGTCCTTAGACACAACAATTGGCTGGTTGAGGTCAAGTTCTCCCGCGCGCGCGGCTTGCATAATCCCTGCAACCTTGCCGCCATTCAACTCATTCTGCGTTGCCTTTAGGTGGCTGGCGAGCGCCTCATCCTCGGCAAGGGAAACGCCAGATGATCGGAGCCGCTCAAGATACGCCTCGGTGATGTCAACCTCTCCGCGCTTGTCGGCGGGTAGGTCGGAGGCGGCGCTACCGCTGTTTGGGATGCCCTTTAGTTGCGGCATCTCTACCCTAGGAATGCCTTTGGACTCAACGCAGAACAGGTTTGTGCCGGGAACGGTCAACTGGCAAAGGTCAATGTTCTTTGCCTTTGAACCAGCAGCCTCTGCTTCCTTTGCCAACTCATTAAGGCGATCCAGCAAGACCGCCACCTGATCTGGGGTTCTCAACTCCACATGCTTGCCCTCCCCAAGCGCCCGCGCAGCGTCTTCTACGCTGTTTGTGCGGATAGGGTTCTCCTTGCTTCCATCCCCGCTACCGTCCGCCCAGTTGCCATGGTCGGACTGATCATGGTCGCCATGCTTTACGGACTTAGATGGCTCGCCCATCGGCTTTCGGATAAGCGCGTCAGGCAAGGGGATGACGCACTCAAACATTTCCTGATTGTCAGTTGTCAATTGGAACGCCCTCCTCTATGAGCGAAGTACGCATGAGTTCTGCAAATTCAGAACCAGCAACTTGTTCAGCAATGAATACAAGGTTCTTGGCAAACTCTACCCCATGAGGTTCGTATTTCTCCGTTGCGCTAATAGCAGTTGCAAAGTGGGCAATTTCGTGAAGTAGTGTTGGCTCCCTTGTAAACGCTGCGTTGTTGAATCGCAAACTTGTTTCCGCCGTAAAGCCATCGGGCGTGGATTTCATGCGAAATGAACCAGACTCGTCTCCAGCAGTCGTTACTTTGACTGGTGGGATGCCGCCCATTGCTCTGCCGTCACCAAAGGCTTCCCTAAACCAGTCGGAGGTGCAAACGGTCTGAACATAGGCTTTTACGCCTTTTAGGGAGCCGTCTAGCAACTCTCTGCCAGTGTCTGAAGCCAAATACTCCATTGCGGTCTGGGCGTATTTGTCAAACGCCTTGTCATACTCCTTAAACGCTTTCGCGTACTCCTCGTAAGTGGCAAAGTCCTTTCTCTGAGGACCTACTGGCGCAGTATTTCCCGCTTTTTCTGTCGGGAACAATTTGTTTGCCGCTGCGTACACTTTTGTTTTGTACTGATCTGTTGGCAACTGATTTCGTATGGCGGAAATTACATTGAAGCCGTTTGAGCCTCGCGGTGTTCCTTGTGCAAACCTACCCGTTGCCCAATTGCCGTGATCCTCTTGGTTGTGATCGGCGTGCTTGCGCGCGCGCACTACCGCGAAGAGGCGGGGCATTAGCGAACTCGGCGGAGGTCTCCCGGCTTCCAGACAAAGCGTTCTGCGCGTGCGCGCTTCTGCTCCTCGGTAAGCGGAAGCGAAGGCTCCTCGTCGCCCATTCCCATCTTCGCCCGCTCCTTGGCGATCTCTGGGTCAACTGGTCGCTTGATTACCTCGTCTGGGTTCCATGACATTGGCTTCTTGGTTGCCATTTCAACTCCTCCTACTTTCTTTAGCCGATCCTGTCGGGTCGCTTTAGTCTAAACCTATTTAGGGTTTCGCGGTCGCGAAGGGAGACTGTGCGACTGATAATCGGCATTCCCCCTTCGCTGACCCCGATTTGATCTGTCTGCCCAGCCTGTCGCCCCGCCCACGCGCGCACGAGCATTACCTCTGCAACCTCTTTAATTTCATCCGGGATTGCATCCCAGCCCCAAGTGCCGGTAATGCGGATGTTGTTTAAGCCCGGGTTAAAGGTTGGAAGCGGGTTACCTGCGCTTGGCACATTGGTCATAACCAACTCGGTGTAAGGGAAGCCGGGGTTGAGGTCGGCGTTAGAGGGGCGCAAGAAATAGTCAGAGGAGGGGATAGTCTGGTACGGACCGCCCGTGTATGCAGAGTTCTCCAGCAGGGTAATTGTGCGGACTCCCTTTGGGATTAGTAACACGCGGGTGTTTACCCGCTCGTCTCCATCAAAGTATTTGGTGAGCGTGCCAGCAATGGGAGCCAGAACCGTACCCGTGTAGGACTCAATGTAGGCATTGACCTGATCGCACAGGCTTGTAAGCAGCGAGTCGTCAGTGGTATCTGCCGAAGGAATGCCAAGGCGCGCCTTAGCGACGGCGAGGGTGACATAGGAACCGATTGCAGTTGGCATGGGGTCAGTATAGAGCAAGACCCTTGGGAGCGAACTCCCAAGGGTCTTGTCTCACGGTAGAACCGAACCTAATTAGACTCGGACACCCGTGATCTTCTCTACAGCCGTTGGCTGCACGGCAGCGATGCCGTGGCGAGCAATTGCCCGGTACGCGGACTGGTCGGTCGCGAAACCTACCTGATCCGAGAACGCGAGTTCAATGCCCTGACGCTCAAGAAGAACCGCCTTGCTGGAGTCAAGCAGGTAGACATTTGTGGTGTCAGTGCTTGAACCCGTCGTGCGGTTAATTGCGATCTGCGTGGACACATACACCGGAATACCAAGGAGCGAAGCCTTTGGTCCGTTGCTGGCAGCAAACCCGCCGCCAAGCGTCATCGGGGCGTTGTAGCCCTGAGCCGCCGTGAGGAGGTACTGATTGCTGTTGTCCTTCAACTGCATCAGCGAGTTAAGAGTGCGTGGGTGCATGATCCATGCGCCCGTGCCGCTCTGTGGCTCCACATTTGCTAGTCGCAGGTGATAGACCGCGTTGTACAGGTCATCAAAGGTTAGTGCGCGACCGTTGGTTCCCGTTGAAGGACCTGTAGTCGTGCCGCTGATTGACGCGAGACCAGTGATCTCGTTACCTGAACCCGTACCCTCAAGATGCTGCTGATCCGCAAAGAGAGCCACATCGC